ATTTCACTCATGCTAAGTCTCCACAAATTATAGACCTATTAGACCTATCAACATTACTTCCATTTTGTTGATATACCTCAACTCTATATGTTGAAGTTGTCGGACTGTGTATAGTTAAGTTTTGGTCTGAGTTGTCAGTTGAAACACCTGCTCCAGATATTTCGGAAGAAGACAAATTGTTAGTATAAGTATACGAGTAATCGCCAGTTCCATTATCTGTTCCACTAGCTACATTAAATCCTTTTGAAACTTCTGCTCCGTTACCACCAGATAACCATGCTTTAATCATTGCAGTAGCAAGGTTACTTGTAACTGCACCACCTTGAGATGTAACTACTGCATTGTTACCAATAGTATGCACACCTGTTACAGCAAGTGTGCCACCAACAGTAGCATTTGCACCACTTAATGTTATAGCAGTATCACTACCACTTGTACCTTGTAGGGCATCTACCTTAATTGTACTCACGATATCACCAACCTTCCACCACTGTTCACTGTCAATGTAACACCACTATCTACAGTAATTGTTCCTGTTACCTGTGCATTTTCTGTAGCTAATATTGTTGTGTCTATTGTCAAGTTCTGTGAATTAGTTCTGAACATACCACCTGTCTTAAAGTTACCTTTGTTCTCAGCTGCAGGTGTTACACTTCCTGCTGATAAGTCAAGAAAGTATACAAAGATATTGTTAGTACCACTTGAGGGTGCGGCAGTAAATGTCAAGGTAGAACCATCAGGTACAGTGTATGCAGATGTATCTTGCACGACACCATCTACTGATACAAGTATTTCTTGAACTGAACCTACTGTTCTTCCTAGTGCAAATGTAGTTGTACTTGCATCACCATTAAATCTTACGACTGCAGGTGGTGTCTGAAAGTTAGCAGGTACATTGTTACCTAAGTATGCCATACTTTATTCCTTATGTAATGTCTAGATGACTTAAAACAACATCAGCAGAAGATGCAGTATCAGATGTAACTTTAATTGCATCCCCCGGTTCTAACACGACCTTTTGGTCTCCACCTACAACTACCAATGAACCACCTACAGGTATAGGTGCATCTTTAACTAAGTACACACTATCCTCTGCACCACTAGTACGACCTGAAGCATCAAGTTGTACATCTACAGTGATTTGGCTAGTGACTATGTTAGAAATGCTTAGTCCAATGATTGTTGTTTCAGTTGAAGCACCACATGTTAATATGGTGGCAGGGGATGTTCCAACTGCTGTATCTGTTTCTGATAAAAATGAGTTTGCCATTTCTTTTTCCTTTTGTTTAACCTAGAGCGATTGCAAAAGCTAACGCTGATGGGTCTGTCTCTGTCACAGTAATGTTGGTTAATTGAGAACCATCTACTGCAGGTAGCTTACCTGTTCCATCTAATTGTACAACATTGTTAGCTGATGTACCTACATTTAATGTAGCCGATGTTCCAAGACCTAAAGTTGTACGTTGTGCAGAAGCATCTGCATCATCTAACAGTGCCTTACCTGCTGCTGTTAAATCATATGTCGCAGCAGTACCTGAACCAGTAAACTGAATACCTTTATCTGCTGCTGAAGTTAATCCTGCAATAGCAGTTAACTCTGCATCAAGTGTTTGCTTTCCATCAAGCTGTGTTTGTATTGCTGATGTTACACCATTAAGATAACCAAACTCTGTGTTATCTACTGTGCCATCATGTATCTTTGTAGCATCAATAGCTGCACTAGCATTGATATCAGCATTAACAACAACACCTGAACCTATTGCAGCGACACCTGTATCAGCTATTGTGATATCACCTGAGACTACATTGTCTATCCACTTAGATGTACCTGTGTCATAAAAAAGTAAAGCACCATCAGCAGGTGATGTAATATTAGTATCTGTTAGTTCTGATAATTCATTAGCAGTTGCTACTTGTGCATCTACATAATCTTTAACAGCTGCTGATGTAGGTAAGGTTGTATCATTATCATTAGAACCAATACCTTCTGATTCAATTACAACAGCACTAGCTTTAAAGTTATCTACTTCAATGTTAGAGACTGTGTTATTGTCTACGTCTATTGTTTTATTTGTAAGTGTATCAGTAGAACCTGCTAAGATATAAGATTGTAAATCAGAGATATCTGCTTCAACAACAGTTATAGTGTTACTTGCAGTATTTATAGTTTTGTTTGTAAGTGTATCAGTAGTAGCTCTAGCTACAAGTGTATCTGTTGCTGTAGGTAATGTAACTGTACCTGTATTACTAATAGTACTTATAACAGGAGTTGTAAGTGTTTTATTTGTGAGTGTCTGCGAACCTGCTAGTGTAGCAACTGTGCTGTCAATGGCTACAGTAAGTGTATTACCTGAACCTGAAGTATCAATACCTGTACCACCTGCGATGTCTAAGGTTTCGCTGTCTAGGTCAATGCTTAACGCACCTCCACTGTCACCTTGAAAGTCTAAGTCTTGTGCAGTTACTTGTGCATCCACATATGCTTTTACAGATTGTTGTGTAGGTACGAGAGTAGCACTGTCAGATGCCATGTTATCTTCATCTACAAATGCTGTAATAGTTATAGAGCCATCAGATAAACTACCATATGTAAGTGTACCTGATACGTCTGCATCACCATTTATGTCAATTGTTGGTGCCGCTATTTGGACTTCTGTATCGGCAACGATGTCAAGTTGTCCATCGGCACTTGAGTTGATGTATAAAGCTGTATCTCTGAATTGTAACTTCTCTGTAGAAGCAACAAGTATGTCATCACTGAACTCAAAATAATCCTCATCTTCCATCCATTTAAGGACACCGTCGTTAGTCTCACCGTCAAATGTAACAGTAATATCCGTACCTGCAGTACCATCTCCTAATGTAAGAGATGTACCTAGCATCTTGGTTATAGGACCACCCTCATTGGCTGTACCGTCGTGGGTATGCCCTGTGCTTGCTTGGAACGCTGCTAATAACTGGTTGAACTCATCATTGGTATGAGCTGCGGTTATTACGTCTCCATCAGCATAAGAAGATTGTCTTGTGTATGTAGCTCCCATCTATCTTCTTGCTCCTAGTTGATATTCTAATTGAAATCCTTTAAGTGAATAAGGTGCAGTCGTACCTCCATCTTGTATCTTTAAGGCTACAGCAAATCCTGATCCTTCAACTGCTTGTCTTACAAGAGGTTGTGTTGTACCCCCATATGTCGCTGTATTGTATAATGATGTACCATAAACTGCCACGACGTTTGTTGAATCTAAGGGATACGCTGCAGGTCTTGGTGCATTTGCATCTTCGTAGTCGTATCTGAGAAACATATCAGCGTCTATAGAAGATTCAGGTGCATAATTAAGTATAACTCTTTGCATATACTTTCGTATCCCCGGATCGTTCATAGATATGTCTGGACTACGGTATCTTCCGTTTATAGCGACTCCATCAAAATCGTCACCAGACTCTTGTCTGTACACGTAGCCATCTCCTGATCCGTGTATTGCAATAACATCTCCTGAAGATACAAATGTATCAGTAGATGTTGGTCGTATACCTCTCAACTCTCCAAACTCAAACTGTTGTCCTTTGAGGACACACATAACACCTTTTGTTGCTGTTTCGGATATTCCTGTTTTAGTAAAAAATATTCGATACTGTGTCTTGTTTGGTATTACAAGCGATGTAAATTTACTTGACGAAGAAACATTATCAAGGAACAATGGTTGTACATTTGAACTGATTGTACCCAACTCCACGTCACCAATTCTTGCAGTACCTGCTATGGTACGTAGTCCATCAGGACCTAAGAAGATAAGATCACCTGCAAATTCTTGAATTGTTTGTCCATTTGGGCATCCAATGTTTCTTGTTATATCTGCAACAGCAAAGTCAGATACAGAAGAACCTGCTAATTTAAATATACGGTTTTCACAAAATATAATTAAGTTATCACGGAAAACCTTGAGACCTGTTATTATATCATCAACTGCAATAGAACCTGAACCTGCACCACTTGAAAAGTCATCTTCATCAAAAGGTTTACTAAAGACCATTTCTTGTGGTGTGCCAGACATACCTGCATAGAACATGTGATCTCTAAATGAAGCTACAAACTTAGCTCCTGCTACTGCCGCCGCACTTACATCTGTTGCTGTAAAAGATGAGTCAAATACTGTCGGTGCGTTGTTTCCGTCTGCAACAATTATCTTATCATTGTTATCATAGTTAAATCTTTCAAAAGTGTACGTACCTGCACCTGTTCGACCTGTATCTCGCTCTGTCCAACTTGACGCCCCCGGAGTTGCACTAAATATCTTTTCTCCACGTGCAGCCATAACACTTGATCCAAATGTTGCTACCATAAGTACTTCTTCAGTCGATGCACTTGTTTGGGGTACTATGGCATCAACATACTTGGTAAAGCCATTTATTCTTCTGTAACCACCTTCGATGTCAGGTTCAAAATTGAGCAACTCAAGAGCCTGTCCGGGTTTCATTGTAAGTGTGGATTGATTAAGAACTAATCCACCTTCACATGAAAAAGGAAATGCACCTGTCTGACTTAGCTCTGGCATTCTATATAGCTCTCATATAAATTTGCTTATTGATCAACTCAACACGCATACGTTTGATGTACTTATCAAACTGTACTTGTGCAAGTTGTGCATTTTGTGTTTCACCCCTAAGTGTAAAAGCATAGTACTTTGCTCGTTCTATAATTACATTTTCAAAACGTAAAGGTATAATTGATGTGTCCGTACTTGCACTCAAAGGAGTATGAGTTGTGTAGTAAAAATACTTTACAGTATATGTTGACGCATCAGGCACAGGGGATAATCCAATTTTATCTTCTGGATTTGTGTATACATATGTAGGTGTATCTTCTGAGTTACCTGTCGGATCTGTATCTCTTTCGTGATAACTATCAAGATATTCACTATACGATAAATATCTTAACTTTTTCTCTGACTTATCTGCTGCTTCAAGAAATAAGAAACTGTCGTAATCTATTGTTTTAGCTGCTGACTCTTTTGTGTACAATCGTGTACCATCAGTTGTTGTAAAACTAGCTTGCAAAACTGTAAAGGGCCACTCTGTATCAGAATTAATTATGTCATCAATTGCACGATTAACGTAGTCTTTCACAGCAGTTTGAATACCTCTAGATGAAGCAAAGTTAGATGCTGTTAATTCTACTTCATTTAAATCTCTTAGTACGTTGTTGATTAATACTAGATAACTGCTCGCCATGTTTAAGTTTCTCTTGGACTTTTGTAGATTCTAAATAATGTCGTCTCTTTTGAGCTTTACGAGAAGGACTATTTAGTTTTTTGTTAATGTCTGCTACTTGCTGTGGAGTTAGTAGCTTATAAGGTTTAGTGTTAAAGGGTATTAGTAGGCGTAAATTTTTTTTTTAATTTAATTACTCTGTATATACTCACTATGAATCTTTCTCATTCTTTTTAATTTCTTCTACAGAATTGATCATCATATTGTTTAGCGTTTTTAACTTTTCAGTAGCATTTGTCATGTCGTGTAAGGCTTGATCTACCATATTTAATGCTGCGTTATTGTTGTTTAATATGGTTTGTGCATTTTCAATCTGTAATCTGTACTGAAAGGCGAGAGCTTGTGCGGCTAATTTCTTCATAGATGTACTCCTTTTTAGGATTATACAGATAAGTTAACCTTGTGTCAATCTCTTTGTTTCTTCATACGCCTTTTTAATTTCTTCTATAGTTCGCTTGCAACCTATGCACACATTATCTTTGAGGGTACACACGCCCACACACGGACTCAAAACTTTCCTGCCCATTTACCTGCTGCCCACGCTAAGAGTCCTGCGAAGAATATGACAACTATAAAGGCTATTCCGTAGCCTACGTATTCCATCAACTCTTCTCTACGCTTCTCTTCCATCTTTTCTTGATAGCGTCTAGATTTACGAGCTTCGGCTTGAAAGGCTTGCCAATCTTGCCATAATCCGGGGCGACCTAAGTAAATCATCATCTTCTTGAGTTCTTCTTCTTTTTCTTTTATCTGTTCAAGAGCCATGAACTCTTCTAGGTCTGAACCTCCTACACCTTTAGCCTTTTTCTTTTTAAGGTTCTTTTCTATTGTTTCCTTTGAAAATACAAAATCGCTTATGTGTTTTGCACACCCACTCAGTTCTTTTCCGTTGGACACAAATTGCTTGATAACCGAAAAGGCGGCATTGGCTGCGGCTAATTCTGCTAACATCTTACTTTTTCCTTATCGGTTTACAATACGCTGTTATTTGTAAGTTAGGTCCTTCCCTTTGTGGTATAGTTGCTTGATCATTCAATCTTACGGCAAAGTACAAACATCTATCTATGTTATCGAAGGTTTGTGTTTGGTCTATTATCTTTAATCCCATCATAACCACTAGTACGAACTCAATCACACTGGTACTCCTTGTACCTCCTCTTCTTTGTGGCATTCACAATTGCACTCTTCACAATCACATTCATAACACTCACAGGTGTCACATTTCTTCTTTTCTTCGGTCATATCCACTCTCCATTTTTCATAGCTAGAGATAACTTCATAGCTCTGTTGCCTACCTGATTAGCCCATCTTGAATCAATCATCTCTTCGCAAGCTAAAGGATAGTTTACTTTTTCTATAGCCATCCACATATTTTTAAATTTCATAAGACGAGGAACACCCATATTAAATGACATATCTACAAGCACCATTTGTCGTACATCGTTAAGTTGATTTACTATTGGCTTTCTTTCTAGTAGTTCTTTTTCTACAATTGCTATGTCATTCATACAAAGATAATAAGCTTCTTCTTCAGTAAGACCAACTTCGTAGATATCTTCCATAGTTTTATTTATGTAAGATAATTCGCCGTCTGTGATACCTCTGTCTTCTAAGTTACGCCCGATTCCAATCGTATCGATGCCCAGATGATCTTGGTAGACTTGAAGGCGAAGTCCTTCGTGTAAAGCTATCATCTTAACTAGTTCATTACGTTCGTATTTCATTTTAAAAATCTACCTTGTATCGTAAGTTCATTGCTTTTGTTTTTTTACCACTAAAAGGGTCTGTACCTGTCAAAGAAACATCAAGATTACCCCCGCCTAAATCCATCACAGAATAATTT